GCAAGGATGGTACGCGGGTGATTCGCGGGATCAAGGTTGACGAGTTCGGCAAGCCTCTTGCCTACATGATCTATGACGATCATCCGCTCCAGCCTTACGCAGTCTCTAGGACGCCGAAGGAAATCCCGGCCAGGGAAATCATTCACCTTTTCCGGCAGGATCGAGTAGGTCAAACGCGGGGCGTTACTTGGTTTGCTCCAGCGTTAGCATCAATTAGGGATCTTGGAACCTATCTCGACAACGAGCTACAAGCCTCGGCGATTGCAGCTTGCTTTACTGCAGCGATCATTACCGAGACGCCAATGGGCAACTTGAGCAACCCAGATGCGGGAAGCGGAAGCGACAGAAACGGAAACCGTGAGCGATACCTAGAGCCTGGGCTAATCTTTGATCTTAATCCGAATGAATCGGTTGAGGTCATCAATCCAACCAGGCCGAACAACAGCGCGGGCGAGTGGACGAAAGTAATCCTTCGAGGTATCGCGGTAGGTACGGGGCTGTCCTATGAGGTTGTGGCCCGCGACTACAGCCAAACGTCCTACAGTTCAAGCCGAACGAGCCAGCTAGAAGATCGTCGGCGGTTCCGAATCATCCAGAAATACATCATTCGGCACTTGCTACAGCCTGTTTGGGATCGCTTTTGTGACGCAGCGACCAGAACTAGCCTTGAAGGTTTCCCATCGCCTGTTGACCTGTTAAGCGATCGCAGGCGGTTTACTCCTGTTGAATGGCAGACTCCTAAATGGGAATGGGTGGATCCAGGCGTTGAGCAACAAACAAGCGAATCGGGCATCAACTCATTTACCGCGACCTACTCCGAAGTCCTCGGGGCTCAGGGGCTCAATTTCCGAACGGTCTTTTATCAGCGGGCCAAAGAAAACCGATTGCTCAAAAAGCTTGGCTTGCAGACTCCAGAACAAACGCAGCTAGCGATTTCAGCGGCTCAAACCCAAGGTGCGGTTGAAACGCAACCAGCAACCGGAAGCGGTGAAATGATGGGGCTGTCAACCCAACAGTGGAACCGCAACCGAAAGGCCATTGCTAAGACCCTCGACGAGCTTTCCAGCGGGGCCATCAGCGAAGCAGCGGCCAGAGTGTTCCTGTCGTCGGTCGGCATGAGCGAAGCGAGCGTACAAGCCCTTATTGACGACGCAAAAGACGGATCAGTTGACACGCTACCGGATGAGGTGACGCAATGAACAAGAGCAACCTAATCAAGCGACGCAAAGAACTTGACGCAAGACGCGAAGCCAAGTCCGTTGAGGGCGGATCGATTGTTCGACAATTCGGAACCGTCAAGGATGGCCGGGCGGTAATTGCGACCGAAACTCCGATTGACATCTACGATCAGACTCGCGGATGGATCAAGCAAGTCCTCTTGATGGATGGCGTCCGATTCCGCAACGACAAGCGACAACTTCCAATCGTTGACAGCCACAATGATAAGACTGTTCGCAACGTCTTTGGATCGATTCGCAACATCGTTATCGAGGGCGATGAGCTTTTAGGCTTGCCCGATTTTGCGAGCGATCCAGATAGTCAAATCGTCGCGACAAGATACACCGAAGGCCATTTGAATGACTTTTCGATTGATGCACAAATCCTAGAGCGTCAATTCGTTCGAGAGGGCCAAACGTACACTACGCCAATGGGCCAAGTGATTGAGGGGCCAGCGGAAATAGTAACCGCTTGGGAACCTCACAACGCTTCGATCTGTGCAACGGGTGCAGATCCGAATTCTACTGTTCGCAGGTCTTATGACCAAGAAAGGGTTGAAAGAATGGACGAGTCGCTTTTGGCAACTCTCAAGGGGCTCGGGTTGCCAGAAGGCATGACCGATCCAACTCAGATCATTGTTTTTCTCGCAGGTAAGGCAGCTGGGCAATCCGCCTCTGACGCGGCTCCGATGGAGCAAGTTGAATCGATGGCCGACAAGAAGCCCGAGGAAGCGATGAGGGCCGAAGCAGTGGCACCTGTCGAGGATCCCGAAAAGAAAGTCGAAGCCGAAGTTGCAAGGCAGCTCAAGGCAGCCGATGACCGACGCAAAACAATCGTTGCCCATTGTACGCTTGCGAAGCTTGAGCGAAGCTTTGCAGACGGACTGGTTGACGATCCATCAGTGACCGTTGAGATCGCTCAAGAAAGGATCATCCGAAAGATGGCTTCACAACCACTAGGCGGGGCCGTCGAAGGCTCTCACGTTGGCTTCGGTGAATCGGAGCAAGACAAATTTGAAAACGCAGCTAAGGCTGGGTTTACGCAGCGATGTTTCCAAGGCACTGTTAAGCGAACAGCAGCACCGAAGGCAGAGGGAGCAAGCCACTTTGCTAACCTCGGCATCTACCGTCTTGCCGAAGCTTGCGTGCGACGCATGGGCATCGACCCTGAGAAGCACACCAAAAAAGACATTGCACGAATGGCGATGGGACACGCTCCGACGCTCAACCACGTTAAGCGCGGTTTGGCTGATGCTTTCCATACTACAGGGTCTTTCCAAAACATCCTGTTTGATGGGCTCAACAACACCTTGCGAGCGGCTTACGAAGAAGCCCCTTACACTTGGTCTTCTTGGGTTCGTCAGCGTCAAAGCGTTGAGGACTTCAAGGACATTCACGCTACTCAATTGAGCGAATTTCAAAATCTTGAAGTCGTTCCCGAGGGCAAGGAGTATCCCGAAAAGAAACTCAGCGACCGACGCAAGACCTACAACATCGACAAGTTCGGTGCGAACTTCTCGGTGACCTGGGAAACCATCATCAACGATAACCTCGACGCATTGTCTCGCATCCCTTCGATGCAAGGCGTTGCAGCTCGACGGACTCAGGAGCAGCTTGTCTATGACACGTTCCTGAGTAACCCGATGATGCCGGATGGCGTTGTCTTGTTCTCTGCTTCGCACGTTAGCGGGCGAAACATTACCGCGACGACTCCAGCGGCTCCGAGCGAAACGACTCTTGATGAAGGTTTTGAGTTGATGGCCAAGCAGAAGGGTCTAAACGGCTCGGTGCTCAACTTGGTTCCATCGGTATTGCTTGTGCCTCAGCGGTACGCATCGACGGCTCTGCGGATCACCAACAGCCTTTCGTTCGCGCAAACCAACGGCAACGAGGGGATCTCAAGCCTCTACGGGGTGAACGGCGTTCGACCATTGCAAGTGGTTGCAACTGCTTTGCTCGACAACAACAACGCGACCAACTGGTATTTGATCGCGTCAAGTTCGGTAGTCGATACCGCCGAAATTGTCTTCCTGCAGGGCGAAGAGTCGCCGGTGCTTGAAAACGAATGGACGATGCTTTCCGACAAGTACGATTTCAAGATCCGTCAATCGATGGGTTGCGCGATGATCGATCATGTCGGATTCTACGGCAACCGCACCTAGTCCGGTTGATTTCTAGCCCCTGGGCGGTTGCTCGGGGCTTTTTGGGATGGCAACAATTTCACAAAACAGGAATATAAAAACATGGCAGGCATGAAAGACTTCAAACCGTACTCCGACGACTTCATCGGGCCAGCGGTATCTTTTCCAACTTCGGCAAACATCGCTTCCCCTTGGGTCTATGCGATCACTGGGGCAGCACCTCCAACGGCACAGAGGAACAACGACCGAAAGGTCTTGACCCTTACGAGTGCGAGCCAGATTCAGATCCTCGGCGGCGGTCACGGCGATGCTTTGGCGTTCGATATCGACGACGTTCAGCGGGTTGTTATGCGGGCTCGGATCGGTGCATCGACCTTTACCAGTGGATCCATCTTGGTCTTCGGTCTCGGTTCGGCTCGAAACGATACCGCCGACGACGTAGCGGCCAATGCTTGGTTCAGGATGGAAGGGGCTAACAGTACCACGTTGGTTTATGTCGAGACCGATGATGCGGTACGAGACAATAACGACGTTTCGACGGGCGTTACCCTTGGGACGACCTACAAGGAATTCGTTATCGACTTCACTGGCGGCAAGCAGGACGTTAAGTTCTACATCGACGGAGCGCGAGTGGCGAAAGATACAACCTTCGATATGTCTGGCTACTCGGCGGGTCTTCAGCCGATCGTTCAACTCCAAAAAGCGGCGAATACAAACGCCGACGTTTTCGAGTTGGACTACATCGAAATCGACGGCAAGCGTCAGTAGCCGATGAGCCTACACGATCTCATCAAAGAGGATGCCAAGAAGGTCTTTGCAAACCCCGATGATTTTGCAGAGCCGGTCGTTTACTACAAGCGGAACGGTCGGTCTCGCAAGATCAACGCGGTGGTGGTGCGCGAGGCTCTTGGTATCCTTCCCGAAGATGGTGACGTTGTATATCCCGTTTTCGAGATACACGTTGCCAATGATGAGGCTGAAGGCATCGCAAGCGACGAGTTGAATCTAGGCGGCGACGAACTAGAATTTGCGGATCGAGTCGGTCAACCTGTTAAAAGGCACTCGATCCTAAGACTGACAAGCCACGATGAAGGGATGTTGATTCTCGAATGCCGTTAGCAGTTGTTGAAACGATCGCTCTCGCTCTCAAGTCGCGTCTCGATGCGATGATCGGCAGCGGTTCGTACTCAACGGATATCAGCGAGGTGCAGCGTCCAAAACGGTTCGCAGACTTTACGCCAAGGCATAACCAGATCGTCTTGACGCAAGGGCCATTGGATCGAGTCGGCGAGTTAGATAGGCCAGGCAGTCCGCCTGCTAATGCCTATCGGCAAACCTTTAATATCCATTGTCACGTTATGCAAGACGAGCGAGGGCAGGAAGCTATCGACGAAATGCTAAATGCTTTCCATGCCGACGTTGTAAAGGCGATTGCAAGCGGTTCATCGACTTGGCATACTTTCGGAGGTAACGCTATCGATGCGGTGTTTGGAAGTGTACAATTCATTGCGGCGGATGGCGGGATCGACGGATTGACTGTCCCTTTGCAAATTACTTTCAGGGTCTCGGAAGATGACCCGACGGAGCTTCGGAACTGATGCTAAAAATCACAGTTGACGAAGCCTCAATCCGGCAAATGAAAAGCAACCTTGGTGCGTTTGGCGATCACTTGCCAAGGCACTTGGCTACAGCGGTTAATCGGACTGCAAAGACTGTCCGAGTGCAAGCGGCCAAGGCACTCAATCCGCTAGTCAATCTCAAGCTGTCGAGTGAGAACAAGGGCGTAGCCAAACCGATCAACAAAGCAGCAACGCTCAAGAAAACGATCAAGCAAAAGAACAAAGCAGAGCCTGGTAATGCAGGCGTAACAATCGGGCTTTGGGAAGGTCATCACTTCCCGGTTCGGATAAATGAAGCCAAGTCCTACAGCAAGAAGCGACGGGGCAAGAGGCAGAGTCTCGGTGTTCAATACAAGACGCACATGGGCGGCGGGTGGACTGTAATCTCCGATGGCTTTATCCAATCGCGATGGCGTGGAGATGTCTACCGGCCAGCTAGCGAAGGTGCTAGGAAGCTTGTTCGGGTTCTTGGCAAGCGACCGGGTGACTACTTTCGCGAAGGCAACATCGGGACGATTGCAGCGGATACAGCAAGGGAGCGACTCCCAATTGAAATCAATAGGCGGCTTAGAGAAATCATTCTTGCGGCCAGTGGACAGATCAAACTAAGAGCATCAAGGGAGCTAGGCAAATGACTCTACTGAAACGCAAGCGAGTATTGGCAGCTAAGATCGAGACTACACCGGGAACAGCGGAAGCTTTAACAGCATCCGAAGCGGCTTTCAATTGCTACGACATCATGATCCAGAGCGAAACGGAACTTGAGGCCAGAGAG